CACAAAAAGAAGGCCGAGCTCCTTGGTCAAAAATAGTGTATGATTTGAAAGATTGTGTGTGGTATGAAGATGCATTTCCTGTGACTGAAGGACATGCATTGCTGGTACCCAAGGTGGCCAGTCAACAGAATATCACCAAGTGTTTTGAATTGGCACTGAAGATTGGCAATGAAAACATTCAAAAAGGATTGATAGATGGTTACAACATTGGTATTAACGTGGGAGCAGCAGCAGGACAGACTTGCATGTATCCACACGTGCATCTGATTCCAAGACGCAAAGGAGACATGGAAGATCCCACAGGTGGTGTGCGTCATGTGATCCCTCACAAAGGAAATTATAAAAAATGAGCAGAGCACTTTTCATAGGAGACAGTCACACTTGCGGATATGTCACTGTGCCCAACAAAGTGGGACCAGGCAGTTATACCTATTGGAACAACAACAATTATGCTGAAATTTACAACACAGTGAACAATAAACCTGTGAGCATCTATGCACACGCAGGCACCACCAACAGAATGTACACTGATTGGATCAAACACATGTTGAATAAATTTCCAGACACAGATGAAGTGTTTGTGTGTTTGGCACCATTGAATAGATTCGTGTTGGCTTTTGATGAAAAACTCACAGATGAAGCATTGCCTTTGGATTATTTTGTGCATGAATGTGAGCAGAGCACAGAATCAGTGAAAAAATATTTGGATCTACTGTTGAAAGAAGGCAGAGTGCAGTTGTACAACAAACCCACAGCAGAAGACTACAATCGATTTCCAGGTTTGAAGATCAGTGAAACAGAAGGACTACAGCAGCCAGACATAAGAAAAAATACTTTTATGGAAATCAAATTGTTTTTTGAATTGAACACACATTTGGAACGTCGTGATTTTTTATTGAATGTGTTTGCTTGGGATAGAATTTGTGCAGATCATAACGCTAAACTTTATGTGTTTAACTTCATGAATAGATTGAAATGGCCCAAAAGTTTGGAATATTATGGTGCATTAAAAAATACCACAGTGGCAGAAAAAACCATTGAACAATACATGCTGGACAACAATGTGAATCCCACTGATTATCTATTGCATGACAAAGAACACTATAACTTTGATTATCACAAATTGATTGTGGAGAAATACATACCATGGATAAAAAATCAAAAAAAATCTTAATCATAGGTGATAGTTTTGCTTGTGTGTGGCCCAACAACGTCACGGGATGGCCCACTCAATTGGCCCAACAATATGATGTGACCAATCTTGCACAGGCGGGTGTGGGTGAATACAAAATATTAAGACAATTGTTGAACTTTGCCAAAGAAAATCCCTGGTGGCAGAACGAATTTAATTGTGTTATAGTGAGTCATACCAGTCCCAGTAGAGTACACACTCCTGCTCATCCCATACACAAAGAAGGATTGCACAAAGATTGTGATCTTATTCTAAATGACATTGAATCACGCAACAGTTGGTTCAATAAAAGTTTAGATACTGCCAAAAATTGGTTTAGATATCATTATGATGACCAGTACCAAAAAGATATCTACAGATTGATACGCAGAGACATACACAGAAGATTGGAGCAAATCACCAGTCTACACATAGACAATTTTGGCATCAGTAACCATTTTGTGGAGGAACGGAATCTGCTGGATTTCAGCATGATCTGGCCTAACTACAAAGGAGCAGTGAATCATTACAATGAAGAAGGCAATCAGATTGTTTTGGCACAAATCATTGACAAACTGGAACAAATCTGTTAAAATAATACACTATAAGGATTATAATGAAAACATCTGAAAAGATTCGACAAAGACTGATTGAGGCTGGTGTGAATTATCATGCCAATGATAACATTTCAGCTCACATTGAGCAGGGAGAATTGGAATTGTTGGAACAGGAAGTCACTGAATCTTTTGCTGGTGTGTTGAACAGTCTTGTGATTGACACTGACAATGATCCCAACAGCAAAAACACTGCCAAACGATTGGCCAAGATGTATCTCACAGAACTGATGAGCGGTAGATATGAAACTAGACCCGACGCCACAGCATTTCCCAATGTGGGAGAAAATGCCTACACAGGCATGTTGGTGGTGCGTAGTGAATTAAAATCAGTGTGCAGTCATCATCATCAACCAGTGAGCGGAGTGGCATACATTGGTATCATACCCAATGGCCAAGTGATAGGATTGAGCAAATACACCAGAATAGCTCAGTGGTGTGCTAGAAGAGGCACACTGCAAGAATCTTTGTGCAATGACATTGCCAACGAGATTGAAAAGGCCACAGGAGCCAAAGATATAGGAGTGTACATACAAGCCACACATGGCTGTTGTGAAAACCGAGGCATTATGGCACACAGTTCATTGACACAGACTACTGTGCTGAAAGGTGCTTTCAAAGATGATGCTGGCACTAAAAAAGAATTTATGGATAATATTAACCTGCAACAACAATTTGCACCAAGATAGGAGACACAAATGACAAATAAAGAAGGACCATTTTACGCAGCATTCAAAGGTGACATCACAGGCGTGATCAAACAAGAACTGATCACATACAAAATTAGAGATGGCATCTTAATCAAAGAAACTGTGCAGAGAGATTATAGTAATTCAGGAGAAGATTACATTGATTCATCCTCATCAACCCCATTGGGAGAAATTAAACATGAACATACAGCCTAAAGATACCAGCCGAGGTCATTTTTACATATCACTGATCAAAAGTGGATTTAGGATCATTGCGGGCATCAGTTTAATATTTGGATATTTTGTCACTGCTGGATTTTTATTCATACTGGCAGAATTATTAGGAATAGCAGAAGAACTAGTATAATGAGCAAAATTAAAATAGCAGAATTATTTTACAGCATACAAGGAGAAGGCCGCTATATGGGTGTGCCTTCGGTGTTCTTGAGAACATTTGGTTGTAATTTTACTTGTGCTGGTTTTGGATTGCCCAGAGGCATGAGAAGTGATGAGAATGACAAAGTATTCGAACAGCACAAACTGCATCCATTCCGAGATTACAAAGAGCTGCCTTTGGTGAACACAGGCTGTGATTCATATGCATCATGGGATCCACGATTCAAAGATTTATCTCCCATGCTGACATCAGATGCAATTGTGGAAAGAACAATAGAAATATTACCTCACAAACGATGGGTGGATGAACATTTTATATTCACAGGTGGAGAACCATTGCTGGGCTGGCAGAGATCATATCCTGATCTGTTGGAACATGCAAAGATGCAGGATCTAAAGGAGATCACTTTTGAAACCAATGGCACTCAAAAATTACATGTGGATTTTAAAAAATATTTGCAAGAATGGAGCCAACGCAATAACAGAAACAAAGACAGCATCACATTTTCGGTCAGTGCTAAATTGACTGTGAGCGGAGAAAAACGTGAAGAAGCCATACTGCCTGAAGTGGTGGCAGAATATGGTGAAGTGGGTCATGTGTATTTGAAATTTGTGGTGGCAGATCAAACAGATGTGCAGGAGGCCATGGAAGCAGTGAAAGATTATCGTAAAGCAGGATTCTCAGGATCAGTGTATCTGATGCCTGTGGGTGGAGTAGAAAGTGTCTATCATATGAACAACAAAACAGTGGCAGAACTGGCAATGAAGATGGGATATAGATACAGTGATAGATTACAGGTGCCTCTGTTTAAAAATGCGTGGGGCACATAATGGAGAAAAAAGACATGGGTATATTTGACAAAGTTAAAAAAATATTTAAAAAAGAAGACACAACAGAAAACAAAAGCGAATCACATCAAGCACTGTTGCGTGAAAAAGAAGCAGCGACCAAAGCAGGCAAGCCTTGGGTGGCAGTGTTGGAAACTCACGTGAACAAAGAAAACATTAGAAATGGATTCTTTGAGTTGGATTGGAACAATGCTTTCATAGAAGAACTGATCACAGCAGGATACAAAGGTGAAACCAATGAGGAAATAGTGGAAGGTTGGTTTAGAGAAGTCACTAGAAATGTGTTGCAGGAACAGGGACAAGATGCCACACGTGGTGCTGGCTATATCAATGTGAACAAATTAGGAAAGGATAGATCCGAAATCAGTTAATGACTTACTTACTTGTGGATTTAGCCAATGTGTTTTTTAGATCACGTCATGTGACCAATGGAGACGTATCGGAAAAAATAGGCATGGCGTTGTACATCACTTTGAACGGTGTAAGAAAAGTATGGAAAGACTTCCGTGGTGATCACGTGGTATTTTGTTTGGAAGGACGCAGTTGGCGCAAGGATTTTTATCCTCCCTACAAACGCAACAGATCGGATGCACGTGCAGCACTCACTGCCAAAGAGAAAGAAGAAGAAACAGTATTTTGGGAAACTTTCGACAATTTTAAAGAGTTCATACAGAACAAAACCAATTGCACTGTGTTGCAAAATTCAAGATTGGAAGCAGATGATTTGATATCTGCTTGGATACAAGCTCATCCCAAAGATCAACATGTGATCATCAGCACAGACAGTGATTTTGCTCAACTGATCAGTCCTAATGTGAAGCAATTCAATGGTGTTTCAGAAGTAACCATCACACATGAAGGGTACTTTGATCAAAAAGGCAATGCTGTGAAAGACAACAAAACAGGCGAAAACAAAACA